CGTAGTGGCGGGTACTGGTACGAACAAGAACCCGGATACCACGTTTGCGACGATGCCCGTTGAGTTCGCGCCGCGCGGGCAGGACCTCGAGTTCCCCGTGCTAGGATTCACCACCACGTCATATCCGGTAAGCTTCTGGGTTCGCATCACCACCAATGGCGAGATCAAAATCAAGCAGTACGTGCTCCCATCGAATACTGCCCTCGGTCAAATCAAAAGCTGCTGCACGTATTTGAGGATTTAATACTGGCATTACTGCGCTGCCTGAAATACGGTGATGGAAGAGATAGACACCGTGGTGGAAATCTCGTTGTCGTTTAAGGGATGTCAATTCAATGTCTAAATATATAATAACGACCGTCGTGACAACGATCATGGGTACGATAATCGGCTGGCTGCTGAACGCAGTCAAGACCAACACCAGGCAATTGTATAACATGTCGCGCCGTGAGCACGAGGAGCGCGTGCAAAATCGCGCCATGCTCGGTGAGCTACTTTTCTACAGGCTCGAGGATATGCATCGGCGTTTTGTCATAGAAGGCCATCCGTGTTCTGCGGCCGATAAACAGCAGGTCGATGATGTCTACCACCATTATCACGATGAATTGGGGCTTAACGGACCCGGTACACATATGTATAATGAGATCATGGAAGTACATCAAGAATAAGGAGTAATTATGCAATACCTTCTGCCTGATAAGGCATATAATGTTCTCAAGTGGGTCGGCCTCGTTGCCCTCCCAGCCGTAGGTACTTTTGTCGGTACAGTCGGTACCGCCGTCAATTGGGAGCCGACTGCTATCGCAGTGACTGTGATCACTGCCACCGGTACGCTCGTCGGCGCACTCCTCGGTGTGACGACCGCGACGGCGAAACCGGCGAGTGAGTAATGATGGACAATGTTATTGGAAGGGTGAGTGATTTGGGTATCAAAGCAAATGCCGATGTGGCTGGATGTCTGCCTAAGCCTCACCCTGCTCGGCGAGTACATATCGTTCGACGATTGGCACTCGCCGCCAGTACTGCAGCTATCGCACTGGCACTCGCAGCACCGACAACGGGTTATGCCTACGAGCGTATCACAAATTACGTCAGCAACGGGCACGGGCCGCTGTCACCGCAGTACCTCGTGATCCACGAGACGGCTAACCCGGGCGCGAGCGCATGGAACCACGTGCTTTTGTGGTCGCGTGACGACACTTACGCAGTACACGACGTTATGGAACTTGATGGCTCCAAGGTTTACGATACGGTACCGCAAAACCGCTTGTGCTGGCACGTCGGCAATGGCAATTGGTGCACGATCGGCATCGAGCTGGCACACGCCACAAATGCCACTGACTTCGCCAAGCAATGGACTGAGGCCGTGAAGTGGGCAGGCGATACACTCCGCGCACGCGGTTGGGACACCAGCCGCCTACTCAGCCATTACGAGGCCGCACGCATCTGGGGTGGGTCCGACCATACCGACCCGATCGGTTATTTCCGTCAGTACGGCAAGACTTGGAGCGATTTCAAGCGCGACGTCGCCGCCTATATGGGTAGCGGCTATATCGCGCCGATCGCACCTACGGATGGCAACGGAGGCACGTACCAGCCTTCCGCATCTGCCACGCGCACTAAGTTCCCGAAGTCCACAGGCAAGTCTGTCAATGTCCACTATGCCCTCCATAACCGTTACGGGGCGTGGAATAGTGCCGTCACCAATTTCAACGATTCCAACAGCGAAGGCTTCGCTGGTATGCCTTACGGCTCCCACGATATGCTCATTGCGTGGGTCGATAGCGGCACCCTGCGTTACCGCGTCCACACTAAGGAAAGCGGCTGGCTCGACTGGGTACAGGCCGCCAATTACAATGATTCCGTAAATGGCATGGCTGGCATCTGGGGCCAGGTGATTGACGGCGTCCAGATGTATTACATCACACCGTCGGGCGAGTACAAGCAAGTCTACTATCGTTCTCAGGACGTCGCCCATGCTGGCTACTGGGATGAGGTATGCGACGACGGCACGACCTACGGTGGCGATGATTACGCTGGTATGTACGGTTACGCGCTCGACCGCCTGCAGGCTTATATCTCAGACGGTACCCGCCGTTGATGGAGGATTGGAGAAAACATGATGTTCGGTAACTACAACGCGTATCAACCTGTCGGCACACCACAACAATTCGCCATGGACCAGATGCAGCAGTTTCAGCAACGCGCCCAGATGCAGCCGGGAATGCAGCTGATTCGTGTCACGGGCACGACGGAGTTAGGAGGCATATCAAATGCCTCCTAACTCCGTCGTGCCCCTGTTCGACGCAGATAACAACATCATGTATGTTAAAAGCACGGATGGTGCCGGTTTCCCGACTATCCGTGCTTTTGCTTTCCAACCGATCGAGAACCCGACTCCGCAGACGCAACAGTATGTGACCCGTGAAGAGTTCAACGACACATTGGCGAAGCTGAAGGAGGCAATCAGCAATGGCAAGCAGCCTGTTCGGGAGCAACGCGAAACCGCAAGCAAGTAACCCATTCCAAGCGGCCATGGCCGCTGCCCAGGAGCTCAAACATTCCAACCCGGAGCAGCTTATGGAGAAGATGATGGAGGCAAACCCGCAGTTTGCTGCATTCGTCAATCAAAACAAGGGCAAGAGCCCTGAGCAGATCGCACGTGAGAACGGGATTGATTTCAATATGGTCCAAAAGATGTTTAAGTAGACGGCACGGAGCGTACGGCTGTGGAATCTGCTTGAACTATATAGGCATACGTCGACAACGAAAGGAAATGAGATGGCTATGTCTGAGTATTCACTTTCTGACATCGCGACCGCTTCCCGTGAGAACGGTTTCGGCGGCGATACTGCGTGGTGTATGATCATCCTCTTTGCCATGATCTTCGGTTAGGGCGGCAACGGCTTTGGCTTCGGCAACCGTGGCCCCGCAAGTGAGCCAGTTACTGAAGCAGGCCTGTGCAACGCCATGAACTTCAACGGCCTCGAGAATGCAGTCGGGCGACTCAGTGACCAGCAGGCCGCGATCGCGCGTCAAAACGACAACGCGATCTGCAGTCTCGGTTATCAGACGCTTGAACAGTCCAGCAAGCTCGGTGCAACTGTCCAAAATGGCTTTAACCGGATGCAGTCCCAGCTGGCAGATTGCTGCTGCACCACCCAGCGCGGTATCGACTCCGTCAATTACAATGGCGCGATCAACACCGCTGCAATCCAGCAGACTGTGACCGAGCAGACGCAGAAGGTCCTCGATACCATCACCGGCAACCGCATGGCCGACATGCAGAACCAGATCAACCAGCTCCAGCTGTCCCAGGCGCTCTGCGGAGTGGTGCGCTACCCGAACACCTTCGCCTACAACGCCGGCCCGTCGCCGTTCTGTGGTAACGGCTGCTGCGGTACGGCAAATATCTAAACGAACATTGACCGATAAGGCATTTTCGCCTGGGCAAGATAGGGGCATGGCTCAGGCCGTGCCCCTATTTCAATAGAAAGGACAAATCATGTCGTGCAAATCTGCAATCTACACCGCCGACCCGTCTAGTACCGTGCTCACGCTGTCTACTGCTGCCGGTACGGCTATCCCGCTCGGTACGACTGTCCGCCGTTTCGGCTGCAATGCCGTCCTGTCGGGTAACGGTATCCTGCTCAAAGGCCAGGGTTATTTCGATGTCGATGCCAGCGTCACGTTCACGCCTACCGCCGCCGGCACATATACCGTCACGCTGTTCAAAGACGGCGTCGCCGTGCCCGGTGCCACGCAGACTATCACGGTGGCAGCAGCGGGCACTGTGTCGGTCAATATCCCGGCGATCGTGCGTAACCAGTGCTGCGACAGCACCTCGACGCTCACGCTCGTGGCCACCAGCGCGACCGTTCCGGCGACTGTCACGATCGACAACACCGCGGTCGTCGTCACGAAGATCTAATGACAGAATAGGAGTCCAGGCGTAGTATCTCGACTAGGGTTGAAGAAAGGGATGCCTTTGGGCATCCCTTTCGCAAAATATGGATGAATTGAGAGAAGGTAAAGATGCAAGTAATTGACGCGTTCGCGAAGGTATCTGACCACATGATCGAAGGCATGATGATGCACGAGCAGATGGCAGATTACTACAATTTCCTCGGTCTGGGAGGTTTCAAGCGACTGCATGAGTACCATTTCCTCTGTGAGACGATTTCCATGCGTCGCATCCACCGCTATTTCATCGACCATTGCAACCAGCTTTTGCCTGTGGCGAATACGCAACACCCCGACGTCATCCCCGTCGCGTGGTCGAATTTCACGCGGCAAGCGGTCGAATCTGAGACGAAGTCAAAGGCTGTCGAGACTGGTATGCACATGTGGTGTGAGTGGGAACACGAAACGAAGGAGCTCTATGCGAAGTCGGCCAAAGACCTCTATGATACAGGTGAAGTCGCCGCGGCACACGTGATCTGCGAGCTCGTGCGAGATGTCGACGATGAATGCGAGTATGCCGACCGCTTGGCGCTCAAGCTGAGTGCTGTCGATTACGACATGCAAGTCATCGTGCCTATGCAGCATGAGCTGCACGAGAAATATAGGAAGAAGCTACATGACATCGGGAAGAAACTCAGTTAGGGGTGAATGGAAATGGTGTCGATCGAGACCATCGAAGAGGAGATCCTCAACCTGGAGAAGCGCGACACGTCTTATGCAGTATACGAGAGGCTCGCATGGCTGTACATCGTCCGCGACCACCTCAAAAAGCCTGCTGCAGACGACACAGCGGCAGAACAGCGTACTACCGACGAACTTACGGGGTCTGAGTTCCTAAAGGCTGCGTCCTGTGTGGACTATGCTGCACTCATGGGCATACTCGATAACCACATGTCGTGTATCAAAGCCGTATGCCCGAAGGAATACGACGCAGTCATGTCGCAGATCCACGCGCTGCAGTAGACATTACCTGTCAAACAGTGTCAAACACCTGTCACACACCTAAAAGGGCCAGTGTGACAGGTGTTTGCATTTCTACATCGTGTTTCTCATCACCTGTCAAGCTGTCAAACAACAAGGGGCCCCTATATTAGATATTTTATATCTATATCTCTTAGGTTTAAGAAATATAGATATAAAAGTCAAATTATCTAAGGATAGGGGAGAAGGCTGTGTGACAGTGTGACAGGCGGCGAGAAACACGACGTAGTGATGCGACTTACTGTCAAACAGGCCTGAAATCAGCAGTATGACAGGTGTTTGACAGTGTGACAGGTATTTCGAAAAAGTTATAAAAACTCGAATAAATCAAAAGAAAACGTAGTATAATGAATTCCGCCGATCGAAGGAGGTGAAAGATGAAAAGCCTATATGAAACTATTCGCGAGTTCGGCGATACCCAAAGCCAGCTTGCACGAATGCTCGGCGTCACAGAATCGACGTTGTCGTGGAAGATCAACGGCAAAGCCGAGTTCAAGCAGTCTGAGATCAAGGCTATCGCAGACCGGTACGGCTTGACTGGCGAGGAGATCAAGTCGATGTTCTTCGCATAATGGGCCTGTTCGCTTACCAACAGGCGGCACTTAACCGCGTCGACGGTAAACGCAGGTGCGCATTCTACCACGACATGGGCCTCGGCAAGACGTTCACCGGTGCCGAGAAGTTGATGTCAGACAAGTGTTGGCATTTGGCCTTGGTCGTATGCCAGAAGTCGAAAGTGGCAGATTGGATGGGCCATTTCGCAAACTACTATGACATCGACGCCGTCAATTTGACCAAGCCGCATGCCATGGAAGGTTTTGAACGGCGCATTGGTGACTCGCATGCACGGGACGCAGTCGGTGTGATCAATTACGATTTGCTATGGAGGCGTCCTGAGCTTCAGAACATGAAGTGCTTCGCCGTGATGTTCGACGAGTCGTCGTTGCTGCAGAACAAATCATCGAAGCGTACTAAGGCAGCGATGAAATTAGCCGCCAGGGCGAATGAGCTCGTATTGCTGTCCGGTACGCCTGTCGACGGCAAATACGAACGGCTGTGGACGCAGTTGAACATGCTCGGCTGGCGCATCGATGAGAAGCTGTTTTGGCGGCAATACATCGAATCGGAGACGACGATGCGTGAGGGTTTCCCGATCACGAAGGTGACGGGTTACAAGAACGAGGAGAGGCTGGTGCGCAAGATGAAAGAGCTCGGTTGCGATTTCCTCAAGACCGACGACGTCATCGACCTACCTGATCAGCGTTTCATCCGCATCGACGTACCGATGAGCGAGTATTACCGCAAGTTCGCCAAGGTGAACATTATCACGGCATTCGGCCGCGATTTCGTCGGCGATACAGTGTTCGGTGACCTCACTGCGAAACGCCAACTGGCGGCTGCGTATTCGCGCGCCAAACTCGAGGCGTTCGGTGATTTGCTGGACGGCACGAGTAAACGACTCGTCGTGTTCTACAATTTCGACGTCGAGCTCGAAGGGCTCACGGCCGAGTTGGAGAAGAGGTACAGGCCATATGGCGTGCTCAACGGCAAGGCACACGACTTGTCGCCGTTTTTCGATACCGACGACGGGGTCGCGCTTATCCAATACCAGTCCGGTGCCATGGGCGTGAACTTGCAGCAAGCCGATACGTGCGTCTATTTCTCGCCGCCTCTGGCTTCGTCGCTATTCGAGCAGTCGAAGAAGCGCATCCACCGCGTCGGCCAAGACAAGCCATGCACGTATTACGAGCTGGTATCGAAAGGCACGGTCGAAGAGAAGATCTACGATACGTTGGCAATGCGGCGCGACTACACGGAGAAGTTGTTCGAGATGGGAGGTGACTAGTTGGCAGGTGAGAAGAACTTCGAGAACCGTCTGAAACGGTGGCTCGATTCGCAAGGCGTATGGCACGTCAAGTTTTTCGCCAACCGCAATACACGTGCCGGCGTGCCGGACATTTTGGCATGCGTTAACGGGCGTTTCGTCGGAATCGAGCTCAAAGGCCCAAACGGCAAACCGTCGCCGCTGCAGGTCTACCACTGCGGGAAGATTACGGAGAGCGGCGGTATAGCCGTCATTGTTTGGCCGGATGATTTCGCCCAATTCAAACGGCTAGTATCACGCTTGAAGGAGAAAGGAGGAAATTGTGATGTTCAAGACCTCATATTCGAGGGTAGGTACCTTCACCCAGTGCCCGCATAAGTTCAAGCTCAATTATGTCGACGGCCTTGAAGTGCCATTCAACTGCGATGCCGCGAACCCACTCGTGATCGGCACGATGCTGCATGAATGCATCGAAGTCGGTGTCGACGAGGCTATCACGAACTACAAAGCCGCGTATCCCGTCATGACTGATTCCATGGAAAACGAGCTCATGAAAATCCGCGTACTCGGCTCACGTGCCCGCGAGCTCGCATGGGGCATGTTGGACGACGATACCGACCCGGTATTTGAGGTGAAGGTCGAGGACGACAGCGGTTTCGTCGGGTTTATCGATATGCTCATCCCGCGCGGCAAGGGCCTGTGGACGATGCTCGATTTCAAATATTCGAACAATGTCGATAGGTACCTCGAAAGCGGGCAGCTGAGCGTCTACAAGTATTTCTACGAGAAGACACACCCCGGTGAGATCATCCAAGACATGGCATTCCTGATTGTGCCTAAGACGATGATCAGGCAGAAGAAGACCGAAGACCTCTACCAATTCCGTGAGCGCCTCGCTGCGACATTGGAAGACATGTGGCCGGCTCTGTACCGTGTCCAGTATGACCCTCAACAAGTCGCCGATTTCGCAGTCGGCACCTGCACGATGGCTAACGCCACCGAATTCCCGAAACATGAGTCGCGCCTATGCGACTGGTGTGATTACAAAGATTTCTGTTTAGGAGGAAATGATATGCTTATCCTGCCCAAGAACGAACGCCGCCCTGAGGCCGTCATCACTGACCCCGATATGTGGATCTACGCCGATAGCTATGTCGGCAAGTCGACGTTTGTCGACCATTTCGACGACGTGCTGTTCATCAACACCGACGGCAATGTGTCCAATATCACGAGCCCATACATTTCAATTGCTGATGAGCTCATCCACGAGGGGCGTATGACCAAGAAGGTCCTGGCGTGGTCGAAGTTTCGTGAGGTAATCGACGAGCTTGAGAAGCATGAGAACACATTCAAGGTTATCGCGCTCGACCTTGTCGAGGACCTTTATGAGCACTGCCGTTTCTACGTGTTCGACCAACTCGGCATCAAACACGAGAGCGATAGCGGTTACGGCAAAGGTTGGGACATGGTGCGTACTGAGTTCCTCAGCCAGATGAAGCGCCTCAAGTCCCTCGGCTACCGCATCATCTATATCTCCAAGGAGCTCGTTACCGAGATCACGTATGCTAACGGTGCCAGGGTGTCGACTTTCAAGCCGAACATCAATGACAAGGCCGCAAACGTGCTCGCAGGTACTGTCACAATGACGCTCCGCGCCTATATGGACGAGCGCGGCCACTTCCTCCAGCTCCGCAAGAACGAGAACGTCTTCGGTGGCGGCCGTATCGATTTCAAGCGTGACCGCTGCGACCTCACTGTCGATGCATTCAACGCGGCGTTGCTCGAGGCACAGGGCACGAAGGCCGAGGCCGAGGCCGAGGTCGAGAAGCCGAAGGCACGCAAGAAGGTAGAGCCTAAGCCTGAGATTGAGGCTGAAACTGATGTTACCGAGGAGCCCGATGCGGCTGAGGAGAAGCCGAAACGTCGTGTGCATAAGGCCAAGCCAGTCGCTGAGGAAGAGCCGCCGTTTGACACCGAGGAAACCGCAGAGCCCGAGGTCGTCGAAGAGAAGCCGAAGCGCCGCACCCGCAAGCGTCGCGTCGTCGAAGAGTAAACAGTATTTGACATCTGAAAGGATATATCATGGATTTCAGCAAGTTTGACAAGATGGTGGACATTGAAGGCCTCAAGAAGGACATCGCCGACGTCGAGGCCAATGGAGGCGGTGGCGATTTCAAAGACGTGCCGCACGGCAGTTATGAGGTCGCAATCGACAAGCTCGAGCTCACCGAGACCAAGAAGACCGGCAAGCCGATGGCGTCGTGCTGGATGAAGATCGTGAGTGACGGCGAGTACAAGGGCCAGCGCATCTTCATGAACCAGGTCATCACACAGGGTTTCCAGATCCACATCATGAACTCTTTCCTCCGCTCGCTGCTGCCTGATGGTTCCGGCATCGACGTCGAGTTCACCGGTTACGCCGAGTATAACGACTTGCTGCTCGACATCGCCGAGTACGTCGACGGCAAATTCGAGTACGGCCTGGAGTACGGCGAGAACAACAAGGGTTTCGATACCTTCCAGATCACTGATATCTTCGAGCTCGATTAGGTGCGGCGATGCTCAATTTCTACGACTTCGAAGTTTTCAAACACGACTGGATGGTCGTAGTCATTAACCCCGTCACACACGATGAGCACGTCATCATCAATGATGTCGACGCGCTCACCGCGCTCTATGAAGAGCGCAAGCGTGATATTTGGGTTGGTTACAATAATTTGCACTACGACCAGTTCATTTTCAAAGGTATATTGTGCGGCTTCGACCCGAAGGCGATCAATGATTTCATCATCGTCGAAGGCAACAAGGGCTGGCAGTATTCGAGTTTGTTGCGCAAGTTATACATGGTCAACTACGATGTATTCCACCCGCGTACCGACAGGGGCCTTAAGACTCACGAGGCGTACCTCGGCAACGACATCTGTGAGACAACGGTACCGTTCGACATCGACCGCAAATTGACCGATGCCGAGATCGCCGAGACCGTGAAATACTGTCGCCACGATGTCGAGCAGACCATCGAGGTATTCATGCAACGCAAAAGCGAGTTCGACGCCCGCATGGACCTGCTCAAGATGTTCGACCTGCCGTTGGTGTACCTCGGCAAGACAGATGCGCAGCTCACGGCGATCATCTTAGGTGCCGAGCGGCCTGCACGCCCTCGCGACGACGAGTTCGACATCGTACCGCTGGAGTGCCTCGACTTGGGCCCGTATGATTTCATCCGTTTGTGGTACCTCGACCCTGCGAACCAAGATTACTCCGCGACACTCGATTTCGACATCGCAGGCTGCCCGCACAAGTGCGCTTGGGGTGGCTTGCATGGCGCGATAGCGCAGTACGCCGGTGAGGGTTATTTCATCAACGTCGACGTCGAAAGCTATTACCCGGCCGAGATGATTGCACACGAACTGCTGTCGCGTAATGTGCGGGACCCGTCGAAGTTCAAGGGTATCCGAGACCACCGTATCGAGTTGAAGCATGCGAAGGACCCACGGCAGAAGGCGTTGAAACTCGTAATCAACGGCACGTTCGGCGCCAGCAAAGACAAGTTCAATGCACTCTACGACCCGCGGCAGGCCAACATGGTCTGCGTCAACGGCCAGCTCATGCTCATCGACCTCATGCACAAGCTCGTGCGTGACGCCGGCGCTGAGATCATCCAAAGTAACACCGATGGCGTGCTCATCCGCATGCCCGATGGTTTCGATGGAGGGCCTGATGCATTTTACGACCGCGTCGACGACGTTGCATACGAGTGGGAGCACCGCACGGGCATGGGCTTGGAATTCGATGAGTTCACCCACGTCTACCAAAAGGACGTCAACAACTATGTCCTCGTGGCGGCAGATGGGTCGATGAAGACGAAAGGCGCATACGTCAAAAAGCTGGGGCCGCTCGACTACGACCTCGCCGTCGTCAACAAGGCACTCGTCGAATTCATGGTGCACGGCGTGCCCGTCGAAGACACGATTACGGCCGACGATGATCTGATCGATTACCAGCGCGTCGTGAAGGTGTCCGGCAAATACAAGTACGGCGTGCATGGGCACGAGCGGCTTACCGATAGGTGCTTCCGAGTATTCGCATCCACACGCGAGTCGGACGGCATGGTCGGGCGGGTCAAGGCCGGTAAGGCCAAGCCGGAGAAGTTCGGCAACACGAGTGAGCACTCGTTCATCGATAACGGCGACGTGCACGGCAAGAAGTGCCCGGGATATTTGGATAAAGATTGGTATATCCAATTGGCGAAAACACGGTTAGCGCAGTTTGGGGTGATGTGATGGACCGTCTGTTTATGGGCTATGTCAAGCTCAATGGCAAGAAATGCGCCCAGAAGTTGAAAGACGGCAAGTACCTCACATTGGCCCAGGCGCGCAAGCTCGACGGCTATGGCGGAGTGCTCGCGCCTGAGACGATTTTCGTCGACGTTGACGACATGGCTCAGAGCGAGAAGCTGATGGACATCATCGAAGCTGAGCAGGTCGCATGCAAGGTCGTCGCCACGACCCGCGGCAAGCATTTCTATTTCGTCGGCTACCCCAGAGGCATGAAATGCAAGACACATGCACGTTTGGCAGTCGGCATCGATGCAGACATCAAAGTCGGCTCTAAAGCCACGTATGGCAGTTTGAAAGTCGACGGCCACGAGCGTGACGTGATCTATGACATTGAGCCGGACGAAAGTTACGACGAGCTGCCATGCTGGCTCAGGCCTGTGCAGTATACGCCTGAGTTCGGCGAGATGGAAGAAGGCGACGGCCGCAACCAAGCACTGTTCAACTACATCTTGACGCTGCAGTCGGAGGGTTTCACGAAAGGCGAGGCGCGCGAGACCCTGGGCATCATCAACCGGTATATGTTCGAAAAACCCATGGAGCAGCAGGAGCTCGACGTCGTCTACCGCGACGACGCCTTCGCCGAAGACGTGTTTTTCAACAAAGGCACGTTCCTGTTCGACAAGTTCGCCGAATACCTCAAGAACGAGCACCGCATCGTCAAGATCGGCCATCAGCTCCATGTATACCGCGACGGCGTCTATGTATCGGGCAATCTGCTCATCGAGAACGCGATGATCAAGCATCTGCCTATGTTGTCGAAGGCCAAGCGAACCGAGGTGCTCAACTACCTCGATGTGCTCATCCAAGACGACGCGCCCGCAGCCGATGCAGATTACATCGCATTCGCCAACGGCGTGTATGACATCAAGACGGGTGAGCTCATGCCGTTCTCGCCGGAGTTCGTGATCACGAACCGCATCCCATGGGAGTACGACCCGACTATTTGGTCCGAGTTCACCGATAAGACGCTGCGGCGCCTCGCCTGCGGCGACGACGGTATCTATGCATTGTTGGAGGAGGTCATCGGTTACCTGTTCTATAGGCGTAATGAGCTCCGCAAGAGTTTCATCTTGGTCGGCGACAAGGCCAACGGCAAGTCGACGTATCTGGACATGCTCAAGACCCTACTCGGCGACAGCAATACGTCGGCCCTCGACCTGGCTGAGCTCGGCGAGCGATTCAAGACGGCGGAGCTGTTCGGCAAGCTGGCCAACATAGGCGACGACATCGGCGACGAGTTCATCGCGAACCCTGCGATTTTCAAAAAGCTCGTGAGCGGTGACCGTGTCAACGCCGAACGTAAAGGCCAAGACCCGTTCGATTTCTCGAGCTATGCCAAACTGCTGTTTTCGGCGAATTCGATGCCGCGTATCCGCGACAAGACCGGAGCCGTGCTCGACCGTATCGTGCTCGTGCCGTTCAAGGCGACATTTTCGAAAGATGACCAAGACTTCGACCCGTACATCAAGTACAAGCTCCACTCGCCTGAGGTCATGAGTCACTTAATCAACATCGGCCTCAAGGGGCTCGAGCGTGTGTTGGCGAACCGCGCATTCACGATGCCGGAAGTCGTCGTCAAGGAGATCGAGGATTACCACGTCGCCAACAACCCCGTCCTCGGTTACTTCGAAGACACGCCTGTCGACGAGGTGGTGAACGAGTCGACGGCGCTGGTGTACGACTACTATATGGCCTGGGCTATCAGGAACAACCTGAAGCCGCTCGGCCAAAACGAATTCACCCGCCAGGCCAACAAGCACTATGGCTTGACAAGCAAGACATGCCGTGTAAACAGCAAACGTGTACGCATTTTTGTAAAGGAGTAAACCGTGCCTATCATCATCGAAGGCCCTGACGGCGCCGGCAAGTCCACACTCGCGAAGTCATTGGCCGGAGCACTCGACATGAACATTTTGAAAATGACCGCCAACGGCGGCCAGTCGGCACGTGAGTACGAGCAGAAGCTCGCATGCGACGGTGTCATCATCGACCGTTGCTGGGTGTCGGAGCAAGTGTATTCCGACCTGTTCGGCCGCGAGCCCCGTATCGATAACGACGATGCCGAGGCGCTGACTGAGTTCTGCGGGCTCGTCGGTATCCCGATCATCGTGCTTTTGCCCCCGCTTCACGTCGTGATCAGCCGCTTGAACGAGCGTGGTGACGAGTACGCCGATGTCGTCTGCCCGAACATCGTCGAGATCTACAAGCGTTACCAAGAGTGGGCCGAAGAGCATGATAATGCAATTGTGCTCGAAGACAACAACCCGGCGACAGCCATGGTGGAGGTGCTCAAATGCATGTTGTAGGCAAGTCGATGAACGACATCTACCGCCAACTCTGTGGCAAAATATCGGTACAGGGCCATGAGGCAGCGGGTACCAAGGAAATGCTCAACAGCGGTTTCACGCTGCTCGACATCACTGACAACATCGCGACGGCCCGCACCGGTTACTCGCTTTCGTATATGTTGGGCGAGCTCGCATGGTATTTCACCGGCCGCGAAGATGTCGAATTCATCTCGAAGTTCTCGTCGTTTTGGAAGCACATCAGCGACAACGGCGTGACGAATCGGTCTGCCTACGGCGCCATCGTGTTCAACCGCTATGGCTTCGACCAGGTCGCACAGGTCATCGACACCCTCAAGCGTGACCCGTATTCACGACGCGCAGTCATCAATTTTAATGTGCCGAACCCTGAGCGTTTCGAGACGAAAGACGAGATCTGCACCATCGCGCTTGTGTTCGAGCTCCGCGGGGGCAAGCTCGATTGCACCGGCATCATGCGCTCCAACGATGTGTGGCTCGGCACGCCCTATGATGTCGTGTTCTTCACGGAGCTGCAGAAGCACATCGCGAACGAGCTCGGCGTCGGCTACGGCAAGTATACACATTTCGCGGTGTCGCTCCACGCATATGAGAAGGACATCGACCGCGTCCGCGAAGTATGGTGCTGCAAGCAGGCGGCGCCACACCTCAAGCTCGACATCGAGAAGTTTTTGGCCCATATCTCGGAGATCGAACGCATCGCGATGTCGTCTGACGAGCCGAAGCACGACATCGCCGTATATTGTTTCGATAACGACATCGTCATGGAGGTAAAGGATGAAGATTAAAATCAACCGCATCGCCGAGGGTGCCGACATCAAGCTCCCGGCCCGTGCACATTACAACGACGCCGGCGCAGACGTCTACACCACTTTCGGCGAGACCCTGAAGCCGCATGAGACCCGCCGCATCCCGCTGGGCTTCTCGCTCGAGCTGCCTGACGGTGTCATGGCTTGTGTGTTCCCCCGATCTGGCATGAGCCTCGAAGGCCTCGTCTGCGAGCTGCCGCCAATCGATTCCGGCTATACCGGCGAGGTGCATGCGATCGTCACTAACTTGACGGACAAGCTGAAGAAAGTGCCCGGAGGCACCCGTATCGGCCAGCTCGTCGTCATGCCCATCGTGTTGGCAGATTTCGTCGAGCAGTTGGGCGAGGAGAGGGGCGACGGTGCTTTCATGTCGACCGGCGAGGCCTAGTAAGGCAGAGTATTACCTCGATATCGCACTGGCGGTGGCGGCCAGGTCGACGTGCCGCCGCTACGGCGCCGTAATTGTTGCCAACGACGAGATCATCGCGACCGGCTATAACGGTGCCGCACGCGGCGATGTCAACTGTATTGACACAGGCGTATGCCATCGCTGCGGGCACGGGCATAACGACGGCGATTATGGCTCATGCCCCGCGGTACACGCCGAGATGAACGCCATGTTGTCGGCCTCGCGCTCTGAGATGATCGGAGCCACGCTATACTTGGCTGGTGTCGACCTCGAGACAGGCGAGCGCATCCCGCCTGATGAGATCTCACCGTGCCCGGTGTGCATGCGTATGATAGGCAACGCCGGCGTCGACGTCTTCACAAGTGCATAGTAAATAGAAGAACGCCCCAGGCGCTCAATTGCATCTGGGGCGTTCTCCTCACAAAGGAGGAAGGTGCGGTGGCCCAAAACCGCACTTCCTATTTTATCACACGTAATGCTATTAGGCGTTGACCCACTTGAGGGCGTTCTTGATACAAAGTTGTTTGTTCACATTCTCGAACTCTTTGCGGCAGATCAGTTTCCATGCGCCACGGTTGGTGGCCTTGAAGCGGCAGTAGTGCACGCAATTATCGTCGAGGACGATCTTCACGCGACGGCCGCAACCGATGATCTCGTATGCCTCATTAAACGGCTGCTTGAAAGCGATGCGCTCGAGCTTGATGGCGTCGTCGAAAGTCTTAGTCATGATGTTTCCCTTCCTCGTGATTGACAAGATTATATTACCTGGTAACTACCTGAAAGTACACAGCTATTTTTAAATAAATCAAAAAAGTTTTCGATGAATTTGAAATAGCTATGTGCATGCGTGCGCGGCTGTGGGATAATGACCTTGTCAACCAGAAGGAGGAGCAAATGAAACCCATCGAGATCACCAAGCAGGACGTACTCGGTTACAAGCACACGTTCGTCGTACGCCACGACATATCCACCAACAAGGTATTCCTCGCCGAGGTCGACCCTGATTTCGGTTGCGAGTCGTTCCGCGGCGTGTTCAGCTCTGAGGCAGCGGCGATCGACCGCATTGAAATGCTCATGAACTAAATGAAAGGAACAATCATGACTAAAGAGTTCTATACTGTCAAGGTCATTTCGCACCTTGAGAACGAGACTGGCGAATACGATTACGTACCCACCTACGAAGTCTGGATCGATAAAGGCGGCAAGGAGAAGTCATCGATGGCACGCTGTTTGTGCCTAGAACAGCCCTCGATCGCAATTATCGAGGATATAGAAGCCATCAGCGCGGTTAGCTGCCCGTATGTTTCAGATTTCGTCGACATCTCGTATATCGTCAATTTATGTCGACTCGATAAACTCGACGCCCACCGCATCCTCAGGCAAATCGATGATGCCGGCTCTGTAGTTTTCGAAGTCACTGTGGCCTATCTACTCAGCCAGTCCATCTAATACCACCGACATAAGGAGAAAGGAAACACCGTGGCAGAGGTAACGTTCACTGAGAAGGAACTCGGTTTCATCAACGAGTGTGCGATCGACAAGAAGGGCGTGCTGGTCGAGATGCCTGCGAACCCGTTCCCGTCGCTCTACCGCAAGGGCGTCATCGCCAAGAAGGGCGACGACCTCACAGTCACGAAGGACTTCCGCGATATGTTCTGCCTCGACAGCCAGGTCGTGCATGTCGACCTCACCAAGGCCGAGGGTGAGCCTGAAGGCGACGGTAAGAAATTCAAGTACGGCGAGACCGGCGACGTGATTATCGAAGACGAGCCGATGGACTACGCCGGCTTCCGCCAGGCGATCGCCGCCAACCTCCGTGACCGCCGCACGAAGGGCATCGACGAGTTCCAGCTGATCGACAAGGCCGTGCAGGTGTATGACGCCGCGCGCGAGGCCAGGGCGGCCAACGGCGACGAAGGCACCCGTTCGGAGCACACGACTGTCGGCAGCCGCAAGCATTGGCGTTACGACTTGGCCGATACGGTGTCTGCATACTTCGGCGTCGGCATGGAAGTCGACAAGCGTGAGATTGTGTTCACCGGCGACCTATACATGGCAGGCGCGGCTGAGCTCACATTTGAGTATCTATTCAAAATCGGCAACCGCCGCGCACAGCGCTGCTACGACGAGCGCCTGTTCGCCGGCGAGCCCACAGTCGGCGTGTACGCCGAGAAGGCCGCGGAGTTCATGGTCGAAGTCGAGAAGCGCCTGCAACATGAGGGTGCCGAAGTCGAGGTCGACGGTGAAGTCGTCGGCGAAGTGGTCGTCGACCTCGACCATGTCGATGATATCGAGTTCGGGAAGGTCACTGATGATCACTGATATGAAAGAGATAGCCAAGCGCCTTCGTACCGAAGCCAATTACTGGCGTGATTACAACGAGGAAGACACCATTTTCAATATGTCGAACTACCGTTTCACCGAGAGTGTGCTCATTGCTTTCGGCATGGACGACATGGATATATACGCAGATCTACCCGTCTACGAGCTGTTCGATAAGTTAGCAGATCTCATCGATCCGCAAGAACGTTAAAACATTTCGAAATAAATTTCAATTTATCGAAATAATTAGTTGTCATCGTGATATAATGACCTTGTCAACCAGAAGGAGGAACAAATGTTCGATATCAACGAGGTCAACGATTTCATCGCGTCGAATTGCCTCACCCACGGCCGTTGCCCCAAGAACGGCCTCCGTGTGTATTTCTCGAAGGACATCGTCGCCAAGCGTGTCGCGAATGAATTCGGTATTGCGATTCTCGACGAAATTGTGATTTACGAAAACCGTCAGGGCACGATGTGCTATGCGGAGATCAACTAGCAAGGAGCTACGATGATTGAGATCGACATCATGACACACGGTAAGAACATCACGTTCATCATCGATAAGGTGCCCCGTGGTTACGAACTTCACGAGATTGACGAACACTGCGACAGCTGGCGCGTAGGTGTGTATGAGTCTATCGAAGCAGCATTTGCCAGTATGGCACGACATATCTAAGCGAGGAGGAGCAAATGCCAGAGTATATCGTTTTCGTCATGCCGCCGAAGGATGAGGATGTCAAGCCGTTCGACATCCCGGAATGGGGGTACGACTACGCGTGCGCCACCGCGAGGCGTTACCGCGAGCGTGGTTGGAAGGCGTGCATCATCGATTACGGCACGCCGTTCGTGCCGTGGCGTGCCGGCCGCCTAGACGGCCCGGACATCCGCGTCATGGCGCGTACGTGCGACGAGGCATGCATCCGCGCACGCGCCATCAGCTACGACTGCACCAGCTTCCAAAGGATGGACTAATTATGCGTGATTTTGTCTATACAATGTTGACGGTCGTGGGGATAGTCGCCACGGCTGTCGCCGCGGCATACGCGTTCGCCGACAGGGGCTATTTCGCCGTAGGCGGCGAGTACGCGTTCCTGGCCCTGCCACTACTCGGCATGTGCGTCGAGTACATGGTCAAAGACCGATGGGGAGGGAGGCGCCGCAATGCTGGTCGGTGATGTGAAGCCGTTCAAATACGTCTATGCGGACGACCGGCAGCAATTCTCGAGGCCGCTCGAGGAGGCCGCGGAGTTCTTCGTCGCGTGGCATTTCTGGATACAGCGCCGCGACAACCAGAGGTATTCGGCGAAGGCACGCGACAAGATGCTGGACAAGGCCGCAGACGTGATCCAAGCGGTCGTCAATTGCGTCGCATCGGTCGGCATCGACGATATGTCGGAGTTGATGAGGCGCTGCGAGAAGCGCAACACGAAGAGGGGTAGGTATTGATGTAGGTCGAAGTAGTCGTGACGATGGAGCGGAGGCCGGTCACCGTGCACGGGCACGGTGGCTGGCTGATCGGGTGGTTCCAACAGGGCGGTTTCCTCGGGAACAACCAGAAGCCCGTCGGGCTCGTCGAGTTTGCTGACGGCACGGTCGGAGAGTACGAGGCGAAGGATGTGCGTTATGTTGACCGCAATAACGACCAATGTATTTAGGGAAGGCGATAGACGATGATCGACGGGTATCTGTTGAACATGCGCGTGTTCAATGACGTGAGTGACAGCAAGGGGCAGGCCCTCAAGCCGCTTGAGGAGGCAGCCGAGGTGTTCGGTGCGTGGCAGGAGTTTGACAGCATGCGCAACGTGCCGGCTTGGAGGGACATGCGCGACGACATCATCGACGAGTGCATGGACACCGTGCAGGCAGTCGCAAACCTGCTGGCAGCCGTAAGTGCAACGCAGGGCGAAGTCGACGCCGCCATCAAGCGCATGGACGAGCGTAATGGGGACCGAGGCAGGCTTTAGAAATGGAGGGTGAAATGACGATGACTAACGATTGCCCCTACTGCGGAGAGCCGTATCTCAATTTCGGAGATGATGACGAGGGAGTCAAGATGTGGGTTGACAAGCTGGAGTCCGGTGGCTACATCATCGCCGTAGACCCTCCATACGCATGGAGCGCCCATATCAATTTCTGCCCGTTCTGCGGACGCAAGTTGAAGGATTGCGAATGACAGACAAAATCAAATTGGAGCCATGCACGAAGTGCCATTCGACCGAGCACCTGCGCATCGAGATAATCGATGACCATTTGAGCGCCGGCAGATCAGCCAAAGCCTGGTGTGCGGAATGCAACACCTTCGCGCAGATCGACTACGTGCTCACAGGCCCGTTTGCCAACGAGCGCAGGCCTGGCGACGTACAGCTGACGCGTGAGATCATCGAGCGATGGAATGAACATTGCGACGATTGGAAAGGAGTGTTTTACGATGAGTGAGAGAACATGTGCCACATGCGCCAAATACAACGGCAGCGTCTGCACGGTCGACGGTTTCATCATGGGGAGTCATGACGCCGCCTGTGAATACTATCGTGTGAAGCAAATCGGCGGAGGGAAAGCTGATATGGGCATCAAATGCCCCAACTGCGGTGGGCAGATCGGACGCATCAACAAAGGCAATGTGTTCGTCTGCGAGAAGGGCAAGCCGCTCATGCGCGAGGTCAGGTATTACTGCCGGCACTGCGACTCGACCACCATATTCCTCAAGAAGTGCGAACCGGAAGGGGCTTGCCATGATCGATAACGAGCCTGCGAGCGGGTATAACCTGCCGCCTGGTTGCCTCGACGACGACATCGAGCGCGCATTCGGCGCGGAGCGCCGTTACTGCAGCGAATGCAAGCATTGCATCGAATCGGACGAGCTCGACCGCTGCATCTGCGCGCCCAAGCTGGCCGATGCGATCGCGAAGCTCAAGGGCACGCAGCGCTGGACGCCCAAGTATATCTTAGCGGCAGTCGAGGACGCAGTCACAGACGAAGGCAACTGCTGCGCCGATTTTGAGGAGTGATAGTATGGCGAAAAAAAGAGAGTTACGAGGAATTCGTCGACAAATTCAAGCCGAAGAGGACCACAGATGATTGCTATACGCCACCGGAGATTTACGATGTGGTGGCTGAAATGGTGTCGGAACGCTACGGCATCGCCATGGAGGACATGGTGCGCCCGTTCTGGCCGGGCGGCGACTACGAGGCATTCGAGTACCCGGAGGGCTGCTGCGTGGTGGACAACCCACCGTTCTCCATCTTAAGTAAGATCGAGCGGTTCTATATCGAGCGTGGTATACCGTTCTTCATGTTCGCGCCGACGCTGACGTTGTTCTCTTCGACAAAGACAGTGTGCGAACTGACACATTACCCGTGCGGTGCGCCAGTCGTATACGAGAACGGCGCGAAGATCAACACGTCATTCGTCTCGAACCTCGGCGGGGATATCGCCGTCGACACGTGGCCGGAGCTCACGACCGCCATCGCGGAAGTGGAGGCGCAGCGCGCGGCGGCTCGTGACGTAAAACGGCATGATGCACTCATATACCCGCGCAACCTCACCAGCGCCGCCAAACTCGCACAGGCGTGTATTTGAAACTCAAGCATGACGAAATACGCAGGGTGTCGAAAGTCGGCGATGGACAAGGCATCTTCGGTGGCGGGTTGCTGCTCTCAGACGTGGCGGCGTCTAAGTTGCACGCCGCATTCTGCGAAGCCGATCGGATTGTACGTGTGCGAAATACCGCATGGTGCAATTGTCTGAAGCCGATGAAAAAATCATTGCGGAATTGAATGCGAATGCAGGCGAGAGTATGGCCCAGAAACATATGTAGAAATGATCCTAACATATGTAGAAGGCGTCATTTTACATTAGCGCGTATACTTGCAGGGCCCTGAGGCAAATATGCGCCTCAGGGCGTTTTTTTTGCATTTCCCGACGATTTTGCATGCGTTTTTTTGCATTTCCCGACGATTTTGCATGCGTTTTCGCATTTCCCGACGATTTTGCATGCGTTTTTTGTAAATTAGCATGGTTGACAGGTAGTAGACGACAAAACACGACGTAGACAGGCGTGCAGAGCGCATTCGCGTCACTGCCTGGCAAACAGGCTGTCACACTGTTTTTTGGCCAGTGTGACAGGTAGTAGACGACAAAACGCGACGTAGACGCATGTTTTTGTCACTACCTGTCACACTGGCAAACACAAAGGGGCCCCTATATTAGATATTTTCTATCTATATTTCTGATAGACCTATAAATATATATTTTCAAAATATAGGGGTATAGGGGAGCGTGTCAGTGTGACAGTGTGACAGGTAGTTGTAAACACATGCGTCTACGTCGCGTTTTGTCGAGACTACCTGTCACACGGTGCAGATAAATCGAAAAAAGCGGTTTGACACCAGTGTGACAGCAGTGTGACAGGCAGTAAAGAGCGTATATGTTTACCTCGATTAACTTATTGAAACGCTTCA